ATGTATTACATAAAAATAAAAACAAAATTTAATGAAATAAAATTAATTATAGATGATTTCTATGATGAAAGAATACAATCATTAATTCAACAACCTTATGTAGAAGGTGTATATCTTCGCTGGATTGATGAATTAGAATATAAAAGCAATCCTGAATACAATAAAATAAAAAGACTAGAAAGGAAGAACAACAACTAATGTATTTAATAGAATATAAACTAGGTGATGGTGTAATTAAAACTTTTATTGGCACTCCTGAAATATTACAAAAATTTATAGAAAACAACCCACAATATGAGTATATTAAAATATTAAAAGAAGTAGATACAATTAACACTAACAACTCAAAACCTAAAAATAAAACATTAAAAAAGAAAGCAAAATAATCTATTTGCTTTTTTCTTTTATTTATGTTATAATTATTTTGTAAGTGTAATTCACTTATACCCTTTTTATTCTTTAATTTCTAAATTTGAATAGATACAATTATCTATTCATTTTTTATTGCATTTTATCTTACTTTATGTTATTATTAAATCATAAAGAGGGTGTTAATATGAATCCAATTTTAAATTTTATATTTTCTTTACTTCTTGTTAGCATAGTTGGTTTACTATGCTCTTTTTTATTTATTTGGGCAAATATAGAAGAAATTAAAATGTTTTACATGACACCCACGAATAAAAAGGAGGATAAAAAATGAAAGATTTGGACTTTATTAATTGTGAATTTATAGATCATAACATGTGCTTTGTAAACTACTTTGACTTCTGCCGAAGTTGTTATGCTATAAAAAACTTATATTTAGAATTAGACCACAATGGCAAACGCTTTTATAAATGGTACATTTACGCCAACATTCACATGGAAGAATGCTTTAAAAATTACATTTGGGATTTCTTAAACTCTGATGATGTTGAATCTTACATGACATTAATTTCTAAAAGGCAAAAATACAAAATAATCTAGCATTTTGCATGTTTTGTTTTTTTATGATAAAATTATTATTGAAATTAAAAGAAAAGTAGGTGATAATTGCGTGGCAAATAATGGCAATTTAATACCATTTACCGAGAGAACACCGAGTGAATTAAGAGAAATATCTATTAAAGGTCAAAAAGCAAGTACAGAAGCAAAACACAAAAAAGCTACAATGTTATCAGTGCTTGAAAAAATGCTTGATGAAGTGCCAATAAAAGATAATGAAGAAGGATTAACAAATCGTGAATTAGCAACGCTAGGATTAATTAAAGGTGCTAATCAAGGGAATGCTAAAAACTATGAAATAATACAAAATTTAATGGAAAAGCAAGAACGAAAAAACGAAGCAAAAAAAATGAAAGTATATCTTCCAGCAAAAGATATACCTCGTTCGTTTGTAGACATTTATCGAGATATAGAAAACAGGAAATATTATGAATATTGGTTCGAAGGTGGGCGTGGCTCTGACAAATCATCAATATGGAGTGAGATAGTTGCCGAATTATTAGAAAACAATCCTAATATGTGCGCATTGCTTATTCGTAAAGTAGGCAACACATTAAAAGATTCAGTATTTAGCCAAATGCAATGGGGCATTGATAAACTAGGCGAAACATATCCTGAAATACTTACACATTGGAAACCCACAAAATCACCACTTGAAATAACTAATACTGAAACAGGGCAAATAATTTATTTTAGGGGTGCTGATGATCCAGTTAAGATTAAATCAATAAGACCACCAAAAGACAAGTACATTGGAATAGTTGTATATGAAGAATGCGACCAAATGAATGGTATGGAAGAAATAGGAACTATTGATAGGTCAGTTGTTCGTGGTGGTAGTGATTTTATTGTATTTAGAGTGTACAATACTCCAAAGAGTTCAAGACATTTTATAAACATAGAAAAGAAGAAACCAAAAAGAGATAGAATAGTACATAGAAGTACATACTTAGATGTACCAAAAGAATGGCTTGGTCAAAAGTTTTTTGATGAAGCTGAATACATGAAAGAAACCAACGAAAAGCAATATAGAAACATCTATCTTGGTGAAGAAATTGGCGATGGTGGAAGTGTATTTGAAAACCTAGAAATAAGAGATATTACTGATAAAGAAATAGATACATTTGATTTTACATATCAAGGCATGGACTTTGGTTGGTTTCCTGACCCACTTGCTTGGACTAAATGCTGCTACAATCCAGCGCAACGCACATTATACATATTTGATGAATTTGTAGTTAATAAAATGAGCAATGCTGATGTGTGGGAACATTTAAAAGAAGAAAAGGGGGTGAAGGAAGAAGATTTAATTATTGCAGATAGTGCCGAGCCAAAATCAATTGGCGATTTTAAAGCTTATGGTTCGTGTATGCGTGGAGCTGAAAAAGGTGCAGGAAGTGTGGAATATTCTATGAAGTGGTTATCATCACTTACTAAAATTGTAATAGACCCTAATCGTTGCCCTATATCAGCAGAAGAATTTAGTACATACGAATATGAACAAGACAAAGATGGCAATTATATTAGTGGTTATGTTGACGCAGATAATCACTGTATTGATAGCGTACGCTATGCGTTAAATAATATTTGGAAAAAGAAAGGACAGTAGAATGTTTAAGAGTATAATACAATATATTTTAAATAATATTTTTAAAATTAAAACGCAAACAACACAAAAAGAAATTGATGAAAACAGTAAATATGCAAAGATATATCAAAGCATAGATGACATTAATTTTTCTGCTATATTTAGCAACAAATTAGCAAATTACACAATTAGTGATAGCAATATGAATATAGATGGCGACAATGCAAGAGTTGACTTATTAAACAAGATAGGACAAAGTCTATGGAAAAAAATAAAAAAACCTGTATCAATGGCTTATGGATATGGTGGAATAGCACTTGTGCCTTATGTTAAAGGGGGGAAAGAGTTTTATAATATCGTAACTCAAGACAGAATTACAATAGACAGTATGGAAGGTGAACTTATAACAGGTGCAACAATACTAGCAGAAAAGAAAGTAATAAGTGGAACAATAAGTCAAACAACTTATTTAAGATGGACTAATTACAAAGTAGAAAATGGCAACATAGTTATTACACAGCAATTTAGTGATGAAAAAGGAAATAAAATACCAGTACCAGACTTCTGGAAAGATATACAAGAAGTAAGAACTATTACAAATGTTGATAGGGTATTGTTTGGATATATTAAATCACCAATTAACAACCGAAAAGCAAGTGATACTTATGGTGTGCCAATAACTTATGGTTGCGAAGCAACTATTATGGAAATAAAAGAAACAATGAAACAACTTGTTAGGGAATATGAATTGAAACAAACATTGGTTGTAGCAGATGCAACTATGTTTAATGGCAAAAATAAATTACCTGAAAATGGTTTATTTAAAAAAGTAGATTCAGTTGAAGATGATTTCTTCCAAATATATGATCCACAATTTAAAGATTACACAACAAGGTTGCAAGAGTTATACAAACGCCTAGAACACGAAGTAGGAACAAGTTATGGAATATTAAGTGAAGTTGATACAAACAACGCAACTGCTACTGAAATTAAGCGCAGTATGTATGACACATTTACTATATGTGATGATGCTCGTAGCAATATAGAAAAAGGTATGGAGGATTTCTTTTATGCTTGCAATGTGCTAGCAAACGCATTTAACTTATCACCAGCAGGGGATTATGAAGTAAGTTTTGATTGGAGTTATTCATTACTAGAAGATACACAACAAGAATGGAATCAACTTACTTATGCACAAAACAAAGGAATTGTTAGCAAAGTTGAATTAAGACAATGGCTTAAACCTGATGAATCACTTGAAGAAAGTGAAAAGGCAATTCGTGATATAGAAGAAAGTGAGCCAAATGTTGAAGATATACTTGGAACTCGTGGAGGTGAAGAATAATGAAATTAATAGTAAATGCACATAAAATTGAAATAGTAAAAGAGCCAGTTAATGAAAAAGAAATTGATATTACAAAGTGTGAATTTGAATTTGCAGAAGAAATAACTAATGAATTTGTAAAAGATGTTTATTTTACATTTAATGGTGTAACATATAAACAAGCAAATATACAAAACAATGAGTGCAAAATACCTTATGAAGTATTACAAGAAAAAGGTATGGTAGAAATAGGCGTGGTTGCTTATTTAGTAGAAAATGAAGAAGAAATAAAGAGATACAATCCAAGCCCTGTATTTATTAATACTTGGGTTGGTAGTTTAAAAGATGAATTTGAAAATACTGAGCCAATTACACCAACTGACAAAGAACAAATAGAACAAATGGTGCAAGATGGATTGAATGATATAGCAGAAGCCATTGAAAATGCTGAAAAGTTAGACATAGATATTAGTAAGCAAGATAACAAAACAACAGTTACGATTACTAAACAAGATGGCACTACTGAAAGTGAAGAAATATTAGATGGCGAAAAAGGTGAAACTGGAGAGCAAGGACCAATTGGACCAGTTGGACCACAAGGACCACAGGGAATACAAGGGATACAAGGACCTGCTGGACCACAAGGAGAAGCATTTACAATAAAGAAAACTTATACAAGTGTGGCTGAAATGAATGCTGATTTTGACAATATGCAACTTGGTGATTATGTAATGATAGCAAGTACAGTTGAAGTTGAAGATAATGCCAAGTTATATACAAGAGGCGAAACACAATGGATATTTATTACTGACTTTAGTGGTGCTACTGGTATTCAAGGTGAAAGAGGTCCACAAGGTGAGCAAGGTATTCAAGGGCCACAAGGTATTCAAGGGCAAAAAGGTGATACTGGGGCAACAGGTGCAACAGGAAATGGAATTGCTAGTATTACAAAGACAAGTACAAGTGGCTTGGTTGATACTTATACAATTACTTATACAAATGACACAACAACAACTTACCAAGTAACAAATGGCGAAGATGGCGAAGTAACACAGGCCCAATTAGATGAAGTACATGAAGAACTAGACAGATACAAAATGCTAGAAAATGCCTTACCTAAAGTAACAGGTGAAGGTACAAGTGTTACATTAAATAATACTGCAAATGCACCTATGAAAATGAGTTTAGGGGCTAATACGGAACAGGAAAGTACAATACAAAATGCTAATTTATGCCCACCACCAACAGATAGTCATTGGGTATTAGGAGGTGGTGCTTATATAAATGGCGATGGTTATTTAGTATTTCCTAATCCAGCTTCCAAAGCAACAATTAAAATTATATGGGATTATAAATATGATAGTTTGTTAATAGGATTTTATGCTATGCAAGGGAATGCGTGTTATTTGAATGTATCATATAATGACGAAAATAATCAACAACTTGGTACTAATGGAGCACAAATACCATTACCAAGTACACAAAGATATCATACTAGGTTTGGTGGAAGTGCTCCTTATAGTGAGTATATTCAAAATTCAAAATATATTATACTTACATTTAGTAGAAATTCT